CGGCACTTTCCAGAACGGACAACCAAACGCCCATTTGCCCGGACTGCGGCATTCGGCAGGCACTGGAAAGCATCGGCGTTTCCACGGAGGAACAGGAGAAAATCCTGTCTGTAATGCACCGAAAGTTCCCCATGTAACCGCCCTGTTTGCCCTGTGCGGGCTTTCAGAGCACTTGCCGAAAAACTGCCCAAAGTCAAAACCAGCCCCACACAGGCGAACTGTGCGGGGCTTGGTTGGTAGCTGCGATTTCCGGAGATGTCTTTTCCATTGTCCTATATTTTACCATAGAAAAGCAAGTTTATCCAGTGTCAGATTCACCAAATATACAGCGAAAATATCGCCTTATGTTCTGTACATTTAGCCGCTTGCTATACGCCAAAAGGTATGGTAATATACAGTTACCGAAAGGGAAAACGACCAAAAAAACGGAGGAAAAACACAATGGTATCATACGGAATCGCAAAGGCAAGAGCAATGGCAAACAGAACGGACTGGAACGAAAGAACCGAAATCACAAAGGCGGTCATCACCTGGTTCGATGCGGACTACGAATACGAACTGGAGATTGAAAACGAGCACAGGATGGACAACGAGGAGTTCACCGCATGGGTTGAGGAAAACGCAGAAAGCCTTGCAAAGGCAGATGCCGAGGAAAACGGAACGACCTTTGAGGAAATCGACTGCATCGACTTTACGGAAAAGGAAATCGATGACGATGCCCTTTTCGATGAGGAGTACGAGGCAGCCTGCGAATTTGAATGGGAGTGCCAGACCGGACGGTAACCCAAAACCCACAATCCAAGACCAAAGCCCCGAAAGGGGCTGCGGCTCGTACAGCCGCTGTGTTGCCCTGTCCGGCGTAGTTTTGTTTTCTCCGAGTGGTTTTCCCTTTCCCACAAATGCCCCACACAAGGCGGCACAAGGGCTCTTGTTTCGTTGGTGTATGATACACAAGAAAGTGCCGAAATTCCATCGCTTTTTCTGTACGTTTAGCGGCTTGCTATCCCTCCGAAAGTATGGTAATATACAGTTACCGCAAGGGAAAAACAAAAAAAACGGAGGAACACACAATGGCAAAAACATGGAAAGTAAAAGCGTTGACGGTAACAGGAACAGCAACCGAAAGGGTGGAAAATGGGATTCACATTTACACCCCCGGCAAGCAGGAATGGCTGGTGATCAAAGAGTTTGACGACTTTGAAAAAGCCGAAAACTGGATGACGGATTACATCAGGAAAAACCATTTCTACTACGGCGATTTCAAAATCACACGATAAGCTTTCCTGCACGCTCCAAGCAGCCCCTGAATCAAGGGGGCTGCGGCTCGTACAGCTGCTGTGTTGCCCTGTCCGGCGTAGTTTTGTTTCCTCCGAGTGGTTTTCCCTTTCCCACAAATGCCCCACACAGGGCAACGTGGGGCTTGCTTTTTTGGTTGGTATCATACACAATTTTCTGCTTTCATCTTTGTGCAGAATATGCCGGAAATTTCGTTGACTTCTCCTTTGGTTTATGGTAATATACATCATGCCGAAAGGCAAAAACAACGAAAACCGGAGGAAAAAACAATGTGGACAGAAGGAACGATTCGGGTTGGAGCAAGCGTATTTCACTACTGGGTGAAACACTATGAGGAGCCTTCCACTTTTGGATATGAGGAAGGCAGAGCTTCGAAAATCTCCCTGCGGCGGAATGGCAAAACGGTGTTCAATTTCGACCGGGGCATGGATATTCCGCCGGAGGATGAGGAAACTGAAACTGCACTGGCAATCCTGCTGAAACAGTACAACTGATTCTTCCAAAACCAAATCCCACAAGCCGGAGCCGAAAGGCTCTGGCGGTCGTACACCTGATTTTTGGTGGTGTATGATACACAAGAAACTACAGAAATTTCGGTACTTTTTCTGCCTATTTAGCCGCTTGCTATCCTTGCTTTTGTATGGTAATATGGTTACAATGGGAATAGAATCTCAATTATAAAAAAGCCCACCGGGGCATAAAAATAAATGATATAGACTTGCTTTTGGCAGGTCTTTTTTGTTGATGGAGGTGAGAACAATGGCAAGATTTAAACCAACACGTTTTATGGCGGAGGATTCCAAGTACAACAAAAAGACGGCAGACTATGCTGTTTCTTTTATTGAGTGCCTCAGCCACACCAAAGGCACATGGGCAGGAAAGAAATTCGAACTGCTGGACTGGCAGGAACAGATTATCCGTGATTTGTTCGGCATTCTGAAACCGAATGGCTATCGTCAGTTTAACACGGCTTACATTGAGATTCCGAAGAAAAATGGAAAACAGCTTGCTTTAAATACCCTTATTCCTACACCAACAGGCTTTACCACTATGGGCGAAATCTCTATCGGAGATGAGCTTTTTGATGAAAAAGGAAACATCTGTCATGTTGTTGCCAAAAGTCCTATCGATTACTCGGAACAGGGATATAAAATAACCTTCAAGGATGGAGAAACTGTTATTGCAGGGGCAAGACATCTCTGGACTGGTGATGTCACTTATGGAAAAAGAAAAAGAGTGACAATTTCTACGGAAGAAATGTATGAACATATCTGTGATTCCTCCGGCTGTTATCGGTTCAGGATTCCTATTTCAGATGCAATAGACACTGATAATGCTGATTTGCCGGTAGACCCATATTTAATGGGGTATTGGCTTGGAAACGGTAATGCTGTCAAGCCTGAAATTACAATACAAACCTGTGATATTCCTGAAGTTCTTGACCAAATATGGCCTTGGCACAAACTGAAAAGAAGATGGAAAAATACGGGCGATTCAGAAATTTGTCCTGTTCCCGATTTAAAAAAGGTGCTTGTGAAAACCTTTCATGACAAGAAAATCCCTATAGAATTCCTAAGAGCCTCTGTGCCTCAGAGGCTTTCCTTATTGCAGGGACTTATGGATTCAGACGGATCGATAAGCAACAGAAAAGGTCAGGCTATTTACACGTCAACAGAAAAAGTACTTGCTGAGAGTGTAAGTGAACTGTTATGGAGTTTAGGCATAAAAAATGCAATCACGACTGCGGTATCCACACAGAGAGCAGATTGGAGCAAGCCGAGCAGCGAATGTGGAAGAGTGGCAACAGGAGAAACGATATACTATGTGAAATTCACTGCCTTTGACGATATTCCTGTTGCGGGTCTTAAAAGAAAAATGAAAAATACAGTAAAGCGAAATCCTAATACAAGAAGTCATTTTCGATATATTGACTCGATTGAAAAGGTTGATAATCCCGGAATGCAGTGCATTCAGGTGGATAGTGAATCACATCTTTACTGTATCGGTCATTCTTTTCTTCCAACTCATAACAGCGAGCTTGCCGCAGCAGTTGCGTTGCTCCTAACTTGCGGTGACGGCGAAGAACGTGCCGAGGTGTATGGCTGTGCTGCTGACCGACAACAGGCTGCCATTGTTTTTGATGTGGCTGCTGACATGGTGCGAATGTGCCCTGCTCTTTCCAAACGAGTAAAAATTCTGACCTCACAGAAACGTATCGTGTACATCCCGACCAACAGCTTCTATCAGGTGCTTTCGGCAGAAGCCTACTCCAAGCACGGTTTCAACATTCACGGGGTTGTGTTTGATGAACTACATACGCAGCCGAACCGAAAGCTGTTCGATGTTATGACCAAAGGCTCCGGCGATGCGAGAATGCAGCCACTGTACTTTTTGATTACCACCGCCGGAACTGATACAAATTCAATCTGCTATGAAGTCCACCAGAAAGCGAAGGACATTCTGGAAGGCAGAAAGCACGATCCGACTTTCTATCCTGTCATTTACGGTGCAGATGAATCGGAAGACTGGACGGATCCAAAGGTGTGGAAAAAAGCAAATCCATCCCTCGACAAGACAATCGGTATGGATAAGGTGGTGGCTGCGTGTAACTCTGCAAAAGAAACTCCCGGCGAAGAGAACGCCTTTCGGCAACTGCGTTTGAATCAGTGGGTAAAACAAGCGGTACGTTGGATGCCGATGGAAAAGTGGGACAAATGCAAGGTTGCTTTTGATGAATCCGAACTCGAAGGAAGAATCTGCTACGGTGGACTCGACCTTTCCAGTACCACAGATATTACAGCTTTCGTGCTTGTTTTTCCTCCAACAGATGAAGATGAGCATTATTACGTTCTGCCTTACTTCTGGCTGCCGGAAGAAACGTTGCCTTTAAGAGTTCGCCGTGACCACGTTCCCTATGATGTGTGGGAGCAGCAGGGTTATCTGAAAACAACGGAGGGCAATGTTGTCCACTATGGCTTTATCGAAAACTTCATCGATGAACTGGGGCAGAAATTCCATATCAAAGAAATTGCTTTTGACCGTTGGGGTGCGGTGCAGATGTCACAGAATCTGGAGGGACTTGGATTCACGATGGTTCAGTTCGGTCAGGGTTACAAAGATATGTCACCACCGACCAAGGAATTGATGAAACTGACTCTGGAACAGACCCTTGCCCACAGCGGACACCCCGTTCTTCGGTGGATGATGGATAACATTTTCATCAGGCGTGACCCTGCCGGAAATATCAAGCCGGATAAAGAAAAATCCACAGAGAAAATTGACGGTGCTGTCGCCATGATCATGGCTCTTGACCGGGCAATTCGCTGTGGATGTACTGGGGATGGAACAAGTGTTTATGACGAAAGAGATATGTTGATTTTGTAAGGAGTGAGGAATTATGCGTATTTTGAGAGGATTTTTTCGGGGACGAGATCACCCGAAAAACAGCTACGACAGTCCCAGCTACAGTTACTTCTTCGGACGTTCCAACAGTGGTAAGCGAGTTAATGACCGCACCGCCATGCAGCACACAGTGGTGTATGCCTGCGTGAGAGTTCTGTCGGAGGCGATTGCCCAGCTGCCATTACACGTTTACCAATATACCGAAAACGGAAAAGAGCGAGTGCCACGGCATCCGCTCTATTTTTTACTCCACGATCAGCCAAATCCGGAAATGACATCTTTCGTATTCCGAGAAACCCTGATGTCCCATCTGCTAATCTACGGCAATGCTTACGCACAAATTATCCGAAACGGTCGTGGAGATGTATTGGGGCTGTATCCGCTGATGCCGGATAAGGTCAGAGTAGACCGTGACCAGCGAAATCGTCTGGTCTACATCTACAGTCGCTACGATGAAGCCAATCCAAACCTGAAACAGCAGGGCGATATTGTCCTGCAGGCAGAAGATGTGCTGCATATTCCCGGACTTGGGTATGACGGCGTGCGCCCAGATAGGGCATAGTGAGAAGTAGAAAGATGGTACTACCATGCAAGACAACGTATGAAATAACCTGTTTTATCGGAAGATGAAAATCGACCGGGAGTATAGCATAACAGGAAAGCGGTAAGTTGATTAAAGATAATTTATCACGACTGAACTGCAACATTAAGTGAATATGAGGATAAACCTGTGTTTGGTTAAGGCAAGTTTCAAGTTTCGGTTAATCCACGACAAGGGAAAGTATCTGACACCTTTGACATGAGTATGAATGGATAAAGCCGTCGTTCATTTAGTTGTCAATAAACTCATGTAACCCGCAGGAGAACCTGTGGTAAAGAAACGAAAGCATATCCGACAATTCACATACCAACTCATTATGTTAACTGGGGATTGCCTAAAACGGAACGCCAAATGGCTATGTGTAATGCCGAAAGGTGATAAATTCTAAGTGTAAAAAGCAAGGAAGATGACACTGAATATCCGTAAAGGCAACGGAGCGTTCGTAGTAGTCCGAGAGAGTTAATGGCTCTTGCATGGCGAAGGAACGCAGTTGTTATGTACTAAAATGAAAAGAAGTTAGGGAGGAATACCTCAATGACACCAACGATTGAAATTTTAGAAAGAGTAAACAGAAACTCACAAAAAAATAAGGATGAAGTGTTTACAAAATTATACAGATATATGCTTCGTCCAGATATTTACTATGTAGCCTATAAAAATCTATATGCCAATAGTGGAGCATCAACAAGAGGTGTGGACAATGACACGGCTGACGGTTTCGGTGAAAAAAAGATAATGAAAATTATCAATATGCTGCAAACCGAAAGCTATGAGCCGAGTCCGTCAAGACGTGCGTATGTGAATAAAGCAAACGGGAAAAAGCGTCCATTAGGCATACCCACCTTTACCGATAAACTTGTACAGGAAGTTTTGAGAATGATTCTGCAAGCAGTTTATGAGCCTGTTTTTCTGGACTGTTCTCACGGTTTCAGACCGAACAGAAGTTGTCACACCGCTTTGAAATCTATAACAAAAGGTTTCAATGGCATACGTTGGTTTGTAGAGGGAGATATAAAAGGCTGCTTTGATAATATCAATCATGTAAAATTGGTTGAGATTATCAACAGAAAAATCAAGGATGCAAGGTTGATTAAACTGATATGGAAGTTTCTGAAAGCAGGATATATGGAAGATTGGAAGTATAACGCAACCTACAGCGGAACTCCACAGGGCGGAATTGTTTCACCGATATTTGCCAATATATATCTGCATGAGCTTGATAAGTTTGTGACCGAACTTGCAAATGAGTTCAACTGCAAGGGAAAGAATTACGCAAGCAAAGAATATGAAGCAGTCAGACACCAGATGAGAAAGTTAAATCCGCTGATTGAACAAGCGGAGGGCGAGGAAAGGGAACTGCTGATAAAGCAGAAAAAAGCAATTCGTTCAAGATTGCTGAAAATCCCCTATAAAGCACAGATTGATAAAAAAATTAAATATGTGCGATATGCTGATGATTTTCTTATCGGAATAAACGGCAGTAAAGAGGACTGCCAGACAATAAAGCAAAGACTGTCAGAATTTATTTGTAATGAGCTCAAAATGGAACTTTCAGAAGAAAAAACCTTGATTACACACAGCAGCAACTATGCAAGATTTTTAGGCTATGATGTGAGAGTACGACGGAATAATGACGTTCGCAAAGCAGGAAATACAACACAGCGAACGTTAAGTCAAACGGCAGAGTTAGCTATTCCGCTGAATGATAAGATTATGAGATTCTTATTTGATAAGAAAGTAATCAATCAAAGTAAGAATGGAGAAATCAAGCCTTGGACACGTCTGGCTCTTACAAGATGCAGTGACCTTGAAATTGTCACAGCTTACAACGCAGAATTAAGGGGAATATGCAACTATTACTCATTGGCAAGCAATTTTGGAAAATTGAACTATTTTGCGTATCTGATGGAATATAGCTGCCTGAAAACCCTTGCTTGTAAGCACAAGACAACAATTGCAAAAATCATAAGGAGAAATAAGGACGGAAAAGGAAAGTGGCGTATCGCCTATAAAAACAAAAAAGGTGACTGCTATTGCTATTTTGCTAATTTTAGTGAATGTAAAGAATCAAGTTTTTCAATAGATGCCATTGATACAACAGCAATGAAACACACAAGAACCAAAACCGTCTTTGAACAAAGGTTAGCTGCGAAAGTCTGTGAATTATGTGGATGCACCGATGCGGAACACTATGATATTCATCATGTCCACAAAGTAAAAGACCTGAAAGGGAAAGAATTTTGGGAACAGGTGATGATTGCCAAAAGGCGAAAAACAATAGTTGTTTGCGAGGAGTGCCATAAAAAAATTCACAGCAAAAGAGTTTCTAATACCAAATAACAATGGAAAGCCGTGTACATCGAGAGGTGTAAGCACGGTTTGGGGAGAGGGATAAGTAAACCTACAATAGAAATATTGCAAGGCGACTTTTCCCTACTCTACTTGGTGGGATATTCTCCCATTGCTCTTGCAAAGAATGCAATCGGCATTTCCCTTGCCTGTGAAGACTATGGTTCTACCTTTTTCGCCAACGGAGCCAGTCCATCTGGTGTGTTGGAGCATCCGGGAGTCATCAAAAATCCAGAGCGTGTGCGGGATGCTTGGCAGCGTGCCTATGGTGGTTCCAACTCGCATCATACCGCAATTTTGGAAGAGGGCATGAAATACACGCCTATTTCCATCCCCAACAATGAAGCACAGTTTCTGGAAACCAGAAAGTTTCAGGTAGAGGAAATTGCCCGGTTGTATCGAGTGCCGCTTCATATGATCGGCGATCTTGACCATGCCACATTCAGTAACGTGGAACATCTATCATTGGATTTCGTGAAATACAGCCTTGATCCTTGGATCGTTCGATGGGAGCAGTCGTTGCAGAAAGCACTTCTTTCTGATTCTGAAAAAGGTCAGTATTTCGTGAAGTTCAATGTAGACGGACTTTTGCGTGGCGATTATGCTTCCCGTATGCAGGGATATGCTACAGCACGTCAGAACGGCTGGATGTCTGCTAACGATATTCGTGAACTGGAAGATATGAATATGCTTTCTGAGGAAGAAGGTGGTAATCTTTACTTGTGTAATGGCAGCTTTACAAAACTTTCTGAAGCGGGAAAATTTGCAAATCAAAATTCAGAAAAGGAGGAAAAAACCAAATGAAGAAATTTTGGAACTTTATCCAAAACGAAGATACATCGGAAACAGAGCTTTTGTTTAATGGCCCTATTTCAGAAGATACCTGGTGGGGCGATGAGGTCACACCTGCCCTTTTCCGTGACGAACTTTCAAAAGTAAGTGGAAATCTGACAGTCTGGCTGAATAGTCCAGGCGGAGATGTGTTTGCCGCAAGTCAGATTTATTCCATGCTGAAAAATCATAAAGGCAAGGTCACCGTAAAAATTGACGGTATTGCAGCCTCTGCCGCATCAGTTGTAGCAATGGCAGGCGATGAAACTTTGATTGCACCAACTGCCCTAATGATGATCCACGACCCCAGCACTTGTGCTATGGGAAATAAATCTGATATGGAAAAGGCTATCATCTTGCTTGATGAAGTCAAAGAGAGCATTATCAACGCCTACGAAACCAAATCTCATCTCAGCCGAAACAAGATCGCAAAACTGATGTCCGATGAAACATGGCTCAATGCAAAAAAGGCTCATGAAATGGGGTTTGTAGACGGGATTCTGTTTGCAGAGAAGAAAATGCCTGTTGTTCCTAAAGAGGAAGAACCGGATGAAGAAGAAAAAGAAGATACACTTACTGCAATGACCTATTCTAAATCGAAGAATCTATCTGCATTCTTATCCAAAGTATCTGCATCAGCAGAATCCGTTACAGGCACACCGATTGACCAGCTTGAAAAAAGGCTGGCACTTTTAAAATATTGATTGGAGGAATTGATTATGACGATTAAAGAACTGAGAGAAAAGAGAAAGAAGGCTTGGGATACAGCACGTGATTTTCTTGACGGCAAGCGAAACGCAAATGGCGTGCTCAGTGAGGAAGATTCCAAGACCTACGATGCAATGGAGCAGACCATTGTTGACCTTGGCAAGGAAATTCAGCGTCTGGAAAGACAGGCTGAAATCGAAGCTGAAATGAACAAGGCAACCTCAACACCTGTTCTCGGAAAGCCTGCAACTCCGAATGTAACGGAAAAGACAGGTACGGCAAGCGATACTTACAAAACGGCATTCTGGAACAGCGTCAGAAACCGCAATTGGATTGATGTACACAACGACTTGCAGATTGGTACAGACGCAGAGGGTGGCTATCTTGTTCCGGATGAGTTTGTGCGCCTGTAAAAGGCGATGTTTACAGTAGATTAGGCTCTACACCGCACAGCAGAGCGGTTGTCAATCTGCCTAACCGATGACAGGAAACTGGACACGGGAACACAGCACGGCAGAAACGCAGGAAACGCCAAAAGGATATGAGACGAGTAGT